TAAACCTATCATAGGTCTTTTATCTAAGGCATTTTCTTTTGCTGTTTTAGATCCTGCTTTATTGTAATGCAAAAATACTTGACCACAATCTTTACCTGTAAATTCTTCTCTCCAATGTTCTAAATCACACCCAGAATATATTAACATATCACCTGGTTTTAATTTTATCTTAATACCAGCTTGTCCTTTATTACCAGTTGGATCTAAATATATTGGCCAGTCATCACCACCTAAATTTAATGTAGTAGATATTTCACAAGAATATCTATCTTTGTGCCTAGCTAACACATCGCCTTTTTTATAAATTCTAGCATATGAATATGTTTCAGATAATTTTAATCCCGTGTGTTTTTCCATAATGGGTTTTACTTGTTGTAATAAAGTTTCCATAGCAATGTCACCATAATGCGAGTATGTGTTAGGAACCTGTTCATCATTCCACACACCCCAATATTCTGTGAACGGTGATATATATCTAGAATCAAACAATACTTTTGCTACATTTCTTTTATTTAAAAAATATTTATATACAAAACCTGCTAATTCTTTTGATATTGCATTTTTTAAAACACTATATTTATTTTTTTTGAACGACATCTAAAACTCCTTTCGGTATCGCTTGGCAGTTCCAATGTATGAATCTAAACGGTTCATACCCCATATCAACAATATATTGATGTGGCATATAGGATGGAAAAAATATCATTCTACCTGGTTGAACTTTATAATGAACTTGTGAACTTGCATGTGTAATTTTTGATTTATCTTTTTCCGGTAAAAGATTCATAATATTACCTGGTCTAGGATCTTCAAATACTGGTAATGATGTTTTTTCACTTGCTTTTAAAAAATAAAAACCAGATATGTGACCATTCCAATGTGTATGCAACGTATGGTGGCCACCACCTTTTTTAGCAAACTCTTGCACCCACATTTCTGTAGTGAATACTTGAAAATTAGTTAAATCAAAACCCATCTCTCCTAATAAATTATGTGATGTTGCTCCTACATAATCTTGTAACTCTTTAAATTTAGGATCATCAATTAATGATGTTGAATGAAACACGTGACCCATATCACCCTTATCACCAAACTTTTTAGTTCTTTCATTTATAATTGGCTTCATTCTTTTTTGTGAATCTTTTATGTATTTATCAGATGCCTTATTTAATTTTTTAACAAATTTAGGTTCGTCTGCCCACCACACTGGACATTTAAAATATTCTTCTAATTGCAATTGTTTTGGAAAACTCATTTATAAGGCCATCCTAAATTCCAAATAACTAAACTATATCTAGATCCTTTTTTAACTGGACATACTCTGTGCCAAACAAATCCAGGAAATACAACTAAAGATCCTTTTGGTAATATTTCTGTGCATTTTTTAATATTAGGTTTTTTATCTGGATCTAGATTCCTAAAATCAAATTCTAGTTCACCACCCTTATAATCTTTTGGATCTGATAAAGTAACAGTTACAGATAGTTTTCTAATCTTTCCATGCGAGGGTGTGTTAGGTTGATTATAAGGTTGATCCCAACTATCACAATGCCAATCATAAAATTGACCTTTTTCATATTTTGTAAACTGACAACTTTCTGAAAAATCCCATTGAAAATTCCAACCTGCATTTGCATTCGCTTGATGAACATAAGGTTGTATCTCTTTATAAATCCACCTATCATTCATCCAAACAATATTAGAATCTCTTTTTTGTTTTAAATCTTTTATTTCTTTTTGATTTAAATTTTTATTGCCCATGCCACCAGTGACAGCCATTTGATCAGAAATAGATTTTCCGTATTTAACTATTTCATCACAAATTCTAGCAGGAACTGCTGATTGAAAATACCAATAATGATTTCTTAACTGCATCTTTCTATATCTTTCTTATATTGGTTATTAAGAAATTGTCAATGTTCCAGAAACAGTAAATGTAGCTATCTTATCTCCACCAGGATGTGTAGATGTTGCATTAGTACAAGGCGTAACCGCTAAAGTAAAATCACTAGGAACTCTTGCAACCACGATACCTGATCCTCCTGCTCCTGTTGTTCCTCCACCTGATGAGGATGTTCCTCTAGATGCAGATCCACCGCCACCACCAGTATTAGCTGTACCAGCCGTACCATTAGAACTATTGTTAGCTGCTCCTGGTCCACCTCCACCAGCTCCACCTGGTGCTGGAGATCCTGGAGAGGATTCTGTTCCTCCACCGCCACCACCTGCTCTTGTAACATTAGATCCTGTTATTGTATTTGGTGCACCGTCTCCACCTGCTCCTTGTCCATCAGTGTTTCCAGCTTCTAAAGCTCCACCACCTCCACCACCTCTTCTTGGTGATGGTTGACCTGTTCCTCCAGGATTTCCTTCTGGTGGGTCAAATCCTCCTGCATTACCACTTCCAGCAGCTGTAGAACCTTCTGCGGAACCACCTCCCCCAGATCCACCAGGATTAGCACCACCTTTACCACCACCTGTTGCTGTAATTGTTGAAAAAGATGAATTGTTTCCAGGAGTATTTGTTCCTCCTCCTGTAGTGCTTGATCCTCCAGCTCCAATTGTAACAGAATATTCTCCTAAAGCTAAATCTAAAGCTGTTCCTTGTAAAGGGCTTGGACCATATCCAGACGCTCTGTAACCACCAGCTCCACCACCCTTGTAGTGACCACATCCAGCACCGCCACCAGCAATTACTAAGTAGTCAGTTACAGCAAATCTAAATGGCCATGTTCCTTGTTGCTTGGCTTGAAATTGACTTTGCATTGACCACACACCACTTGCTTTACTTAATTCTTTTACGACAACAGCACCACTTCCCCCTGCACCACCATCACCACCAAAAGCTCCACCACCGCCACCGCCACCACCAGTGTTAGCTGTCCCTGCAGATCCAGGACTAGCAGGAGGAGAAGATCCTGAATTTCCTCCATTACCACCACCGCCAGTGCCACCTGTAGGACTAGTATTACAAGATGGAGCACCTGGTCCACCTCTACCACCACCTCCTCCACCACCAACAACACCACATGCACCAAAACCTGTTCCAAAATCAGGTGACGCATCTAATCCCGCACCTCCATTTGATTCAGTCGGTCCTATTGGACCACAAG